CCAGAAGGCCTGGATCCTCAGACCACTTTCGAGATTGAACAGGCTATCCTGAACCTCGAAGTCATGCCCTCAATGAGAGCATTGATGACGGCTGGTCCTGCTTTGGAGCGTGACAACACTGCTGGCTACAACTGTTCCTACCTTCCTGTAGATGACCCCAAGTCCTTTGATGAGGCTATGTTCATCCTACTCTGTGGTACGGGTGTAGGGTTCTCTGTAGAGCGTCAGTACATTAGCAAGCTTCCAGAAGTACCTGACCAGATGTTCAAGAGCGAGACTATCATTGTAGTCAAAGACAGTAAAGAAGGTTGGGCGAAAGCACTGCGTCAACTCATTAGCTTGCTGTATGCTGGTGAGATTCCCCAATGGGATGTGTCTAAAGTACGTCCTGCTGGTGCTAAACTCAAGACCTTTGGTGGTCGTGCTTCTGGTCCTGCGCCTCTGGTAGAGTTGTTCAACTTCACTGTGAATACCTTCGTCAGTGCCAAGGGACGTAGGCTCTCCTCTATCGAGTGTCATGACCTGATGTGCAAGATCGGTGAGGTTGTTGTAGTTGGTGGTGTACGTCGTTCTGCAATGATTTCCTTGTCTAATCTGTCAGATGATCGTATGCGTCATGCCAAGTCTGGCAACTGGTGGGAAAAAGATAAGCAACGTGCCTTGTCTAATAACTCTGTAGCCTACACTGAGAAGCCTGATATGGAAACCTTCATGCGAGAATGGTTGTCCTTGGTAGAGAGCAAGTCTGGTGAACGGGGCATCTTCTCTCGTGTTGCTAGTAAGAAACAAGCAGCAAAGAAT